GTAGGGGGGCATAATTTATAGGTTGATGCCTTTCCGGTAGCCGTCGAAACAGACAAAATACCGAGCGCCTCGAGCTGCCTCAAACTGTCCCGAACCGACCGCTCAGAGAAGCACGAAATACTGACAATCGTTGCGATAGTAGGCCAGCATTCGTTGTGGTCGTTTGCCATGTCGGCAAGCACCAGAAGCACCGTTTTTTGCGGCCCTGAAACGCGGATATTCCGGACGAAAGACAGCGCCGCCATGCTCATTTTACCGCCCCCTGACGCCCTTGCAGACTGGTATTCGCGCTCGCATCGCCGGGTGCATGTCCCGCAGGCATCAGGGTAATTTTCGCCCGTCCCGTTGCATTCTCGGCACTCTGACGGTCCCATTTGAGCTGATCCTTTTCCAGAATGAGCGTGTAATAGTCGTGAGGCCGCAGGGATTTTATCAGTTTTTGGTTGCTTGGTGCCAGCCATGTCGCGGCAATTTCCTGCAAATCGCGGCAATTATGGAGGACTGCGATCATTAAAGCTAGGGGGGTTGCGACCGTCATAGGCCGTATTGAACCCGCTGGAACCGCTTGCGTGCGGGTGTCGGATCAACCGCCGCCTTACGTGGTCCCGCGCGCTTCTTGGGCGCAGCAAGCTGCTTGGCAAGGCGTTCGTCGCGCCCGAAAGAGGTAGCCCGGAGAGGCATGCCCGCATCAACCAGCGCGCTTTCTATGTCGGCCAGACTGCGGCACAGATAGTATCTGAACCCGGCCCCGGTTATGCCGTCGGCAAACTCCTTTTGACTGTCGGACATGACACCCTTGGCGGTTTTGAGTTCGATGGCGATGAACCTGCCCTGCCACCAGATCATCAGATCCGATAAACCGCGCCGCACGCCCTTTGCCTTGCGGATCGCGCCCTGGATCATGGAAATCTGCCCGGCGTGCTCGATGCCGGTGTAAACCGCGTCCTCGGGTAGAGCGTGGTGCAGGAATTTAACCGCAGCAATTTGTAGCGCGTCCTCGGCGCGCATGGCTACATCCCCAGCGCGTGACGATATGCGTCCAACAGCGCCTCGGCCTCGGTCACGCGAACCGCCGAACGATTGACATCGCCATCACGCTTGCGGCGACTGACCAAACCTTCCCGACGATCTGCCCGGCGATGAAATCGAGGTTGTGGAATGCCAACGACAGGAATACGAAGGAGTCCACTACCAGCCCCACCGCCGATGACGTGACGACAGCCAGCACCAAACCGCGCCGCTGCAACGGAGTGTAAACCGCGAAGTCGGCAAGTTCGCTCAACAAGAACGCCACCCCGGACGCAATCACCAACTCGGTCGGCGCGATCAGTGCGCTTGCTACGGTGCCGATCAGGACTGCCACCAATCCAACCAGGGTGCCGAAACTGCGCTGCACCAGATCGCGCAACACCAACGCGAAGCCCACCATCAACACCCCAGATGGTGCCATGAGACCGGGCGCGACAGGGATCAGGCATGGCCCATTCGGCACGCAGACTGTGCCGGCGTTGCCGATCATCCAATTCGCGGCGGGGATGCATGCAAAATACGCAACAATCGTTAAATATTTCATGCCGCAAACTCCAATTGTTCAAGGTGCGGCTGAACCCAAACTGGAGGGCATTGCACGGCATCCCATCGGTCAGCCATAACGCGGGGGGATTTGTGCGGAAGATGATGATTTTGCGCGATATCGGTGCTGTCTAGTGACATAAACGGCCACCGTTTGCCGGCGCATTGCATACCTCGAAGCATGTGGGTTGGCGGGGATTTGCCGAATACACGCATGATTTCTTCAAACGCCTCATCCATCCGGCGCACCCACGGTTCCGACAGCACCACGGCAAATTGAGCCGTAGATCCGAAAGAGACCCGGTTCCAGTCCTGTTCAATTAAACGGCAGAGCCGCGCGATTGGTTCGTCCAGATGCCAAACTGGCGCTGCTTGGCGTTTACCATGTGGCCACTCGTTCAGAAGCGCATCCTGCTCCTGGCTTGGCGCATCGATCACGTCGGGCGGTATTGCCCAGCTCGTTGGATATTGCAGCCATCGCTCGCACCACTGATAATAACTCGGCCAGTTGGTCGGTTTGCCCGATTTCCATTGAGAAAACGCACCATTGTCGAGCATGACGGATTGCCCGATATCGTGGCACCTCCGAACGTCGTCGGGGCGCGCGTGAGAAACGCAAAAGTTTCGGCCTGCCAATTCGTAAAGCGCAGAAATCGGAGTAATTGGCGTGCCGTGGTAATGAACTGTCATGCGATCGCCCCGGCAAAAGACCCGACCGGCGCGATACTCAGCGCCAGCCGGGCAAGTTTGCGGGGAGGCGCGATGGAGGAAATATCGCGCGACCGCATCGGGGAGAGTGCCCGATCTCGGAAAAATGGGCGGGTAGCGTCCATTAGCCTCGAAAAGACTGCACCCTGTGCAGCCGGCCAACTGGCTTTGCCCAATTCCCGCGCGTGATACACCCTACCGGGCACGCAGGTTAGGGATGGACGCCGTTGCGACTGCCCGCCGGCAATCGTGGGAATGTTGGCCCCGGTATTCATGCGGCGACGCTCTCGGTGCAATCCAGCACGTCGAGAATGTCGCCGGTATTAGCCTCTGCAGCTGCGAGCGAACGGCATGCTTGCGCGAAGTATGACGGCTTCAACTCTACGCCGATAAACCGCCGCTTCCGCTTGACGCTCACAACCCCCTCGCTGCCGATCCCGAGGAACGGTGATAGCACGACGTCGCCAGGATTTGACCACATCATAACGGCACGCTCGATCAGTGGCAATTGCAGCGGACATAAGTGCTTTTCATCGTCCTCCTCGCGTGCATCGTCGAGGTAAAGCGGGTCGCCAATCCACTTTGCAGCCTCGGCACGATTGTTCAAAACCGCCGTCTGGCTAATGTCCATCCATACGGGCGACGCCCATTTTTGCCAAAGAGACACGGGAAAGTTAGCCGGCTTGTGTCCGACCGGCACCGCATTATCGCCTGGCGCGCGGAAGATCAGCAGATAATCCGGCGATCCTGGCCATGACGAAGTGCTGTCTTTTTGGATCTGCTTGTATAGCAGGTTCAGCGCCTTGGTGCGGGTCATTTCAACCACCGGATCGCGCCAGATCGTAACGCGGCGCAGGAAGTGCCAGCCAGCTTCACGATGCGCGGCAATGATGTCGTCGCTAAACGGCTTTGTCCCAATGAACCCATCCCGCCATTTGCGCGCTGGCAGGTCGGAACAGTGCACCGCCGACAGCCGCCCCGGCTTGGTGACGCGAAGCTTTTCGCGGATCAAAAACTTGTAATGTTCGAAAAACTCCGCATCGTTGGCGCTATTGCCCATGTCATTAGCCGATGGCGAGTAGACAAACAGATCGCCGAAGGGAGGCGAGTAAACCGAGAAGTCAACACTTGCAGTCGGCAACTGCGGCAAAATAGCGCAACTGTCGCCATTATAAGCGGACCAATCCTCGCCGTGCTTTTCGTTTAAACAGTCAACCATTTTGGCAAATTCCCTTTGTGGGTTGGCAAATACGGGGCTTTAACCTCGCCTGCAACAACCCGGTTACGTTTCATGGCCGCAGCCATCGCCGTCTTCATTTGGTCGTGTCCTGCCGCCTTGCGGTCAATCACACGCCCGATTTGATCCTCCCCCTCTGCTACAATCAGATGCACTGTGACGGGCCGCTTTTGCCCGAACCGCCAGCAACGCCGAACCGCTTGAAACCACGCCTCATAACTGAAGCTGCGCCCGATGAATGCCATGCGCGCGGAATGCTGCCAGTTGAGGCCGAACCCGCACGACGACGGCTTGGCGACCAGATATAGGCTCTTGCCGTCTGCAAAGTCTGCCAGCGTCGCCTCTTTCTTTTCTGGCGTGTGTGATCCTCGAACCTCAACCGCCGCACGGATCGCCGCGCGCAAAGCGTCCGCTTCCGCATCGCTATCGCACCATAATACCCATGGCTCGGCAGGCTCGGCAGCCACTAGGCCGGCCACAATGGCAGCCCGCGCCGCCGCCGTGGCGCGCTTGACCGCGTGCATGTCGGTTGCGCTTACATCGCCAGCAAACAGCATCCCGGTTTCAAAAGACTTCGCTTCAGCTTGCACTTGGTGCCTGATGATATTCATAGGCGGCAAAATATGGCGCGTGCCGTCGAAACCGAGATCCGTTGGCGACCCGGCGCACGATGCCCATGATGCAACCCAGTCCCAGAAATCGCTGACCGCGTGGCCCTTCAACCGCCATTGCTGCGATGCGAGAGAAGTATCGTTGACGAACCAACGCGATAGCATTTCGCTTGGTGACATCAGGCCCAGGAAATCGGCATGCGTGCCTAGTTCCATATGGTCGTTTGGCGCTGGCGTGGCCGTGCTGCAAAGGCGGAACCGATGGCCGGCAAACATGGCAATCAGCGCGCGCGTTGTTGCTCCGGTCATATTTTTCAAAACGCTGCTTTCGTCGAGGCTGACCGCGCCAAATGCGTCGGGATCGATCTTGTCCATCCGGTCATAGTTGCAGATGTTGATGCCCGGCAACGCATCGGATTGATCGCGAATTACGCGGGCGGAGTAGCCGAACCGCACGCCCTCGCGCTCGATCTGTTTGGCAACGGCCAGAGGCGTGAACAAGATAGCCATGCCGTTGCTTGCCGCAGCCGCCTGCTTGCACCATTCAAGCTGGGTAAGCGTCTTGCCCAGGCCGGTATCCCAGAACGTTGCAGCCCGGCCTAAACGGATCGCGCGGGCAACCTCTGCCGCCTGGAAATCAAACAAATGCGCCGGCATGGCGGTAGGCTCTACGCCGGTCGCAATCATCTTTGGCGTTTTTGAAGCGATGAAATCGCCGTAAGACAGCCGGAAATCAATGTTCATATCGCCGCCCCCGCCGTGCAATCAACCACCATCGGAGGCATTTTCAGCCATTTGCGGACCTTGTTGACCCGATCCATGTCGAGCCACTGATCTGCAATTCCATGAACCGCGCAAAAATTCATCACGTATTCCAGAGGCGCGGCCACGATGCCATCAGGACCGGGCAGCGGCTCAACCAACGGAGCGACATATACCGGCTCGGGTATTGGGATCGCGGCGCGCTGAATAATCCGCGATACTTTGGCGACCCGAGCCACCGGAACCTTTATGGCCTTGACCCGCACAATCCCCCGTCGCTGCCACAACAGCCGCAACCCCTGAGCCTTGACCCGGACAGCCTTCTCGGTCAACGGCAACCCTTCCATAGCTTGCAACGTCGCAACCACCGTCTGCGCCGATCTGTGGGCGGCATGGCCGGCGTATAATTCGGCAACGCGCTCAGGCGTCCAAGGTGTGATTTTGGGTTTTTTGACGCGCGGCTTCCGTGGTGCTTTTGGCCGAGGTGCCGCGATAAACCGAACCGTGCGCGCCATTCCGACATCCCGAGCGCGGGCAACCGTCGCGGCCCATGTGACGATCGGCCCGGGGATCGCATTGACGCTCTCCCGGATGTCCGCCCATGGAAGGTTCAGTTTCAGCCCGTCCGCAATCGCCTGGTCGCGCTCGTCAAACCAAACGTGGCGCGGATTTTTGACGTATCCGGCAGGCCGCTTGAGCCGGTAATGCTCGGAGAAATGCTTGATTTGCTGCTTGGTAACACCACCGCCAACGGCTGCAATGATGTCGGGATAGGTGCTGCCGAGCAAATACAAGCGCGTGACTTCGGCGCGCTTCTCGACGGGTATACCAAGCGCGTTAGGCTTAGGCACTGAGGCCGGTCGTGATCGTTTCATTTTTTCCTCCGTTGGTTGTTTTATTCGTAGGGATCGTGCATCCGCGACTGAAACCGCGCGGCCCATAAAAACAGTAGCACCCAAGCAACCGAACCAACCGCAATCGCGCCGCCGATCCAAAAAAGCAGGGTCACAATAAAACCAATCATGCCGCCGCATCCTTCCATAAATCAGGCCGCAACGTGGCAAGCGGGATGCCATGGCTGTGATGGATTTGCAGCGCGCGGGCAGGGTCAATCTTAACCGCGCCGCTCTCCCATCGCATGACGGTCGTGTGTGCCACCCCGACCAGCTCGGCAAATTGCACAAGCGTCAGGCCTGCGTCGGTTCGGTGGTTTTTAAGTGCGCTTTCCATGCCGGATAATGTGCATGCGCCCGGTTTGGCGTCAATGATTAGATTGTGCGCGACGTGCATTTTGCCCCTTGCGTGCCGTGTGCGCGACGTGCAGTATGATGGCAGTTAAACAACAGGAGCCGAACCGATGCAACTCGTATCCCACGCCGAAGCCCAGTATTTCGGCACCGAGGCCCTGGACAACCTGCGCGACGATGCGGTTGCCGACATCATCGCCCACAATCGCCGCATTGCCGCCGTGCTGACCCAGGCGCGCAAACAGATCGAGCTGATCGGCGCGCCCGACGCTCTCATGGCACGCGGTTACGATTTCCCCGACCTTCTCGACATGTTGCGGGATCTGACCCCGATTTTTGACAGCGCCAGCATCGCCCGCGTTGCCGAGCAGGTGGCAGCGTGATCGCCCGTCGCGCCGCCGTTGACGCCCTGCTTGTGGCGTCCGGCGTGGCCCGCACCAGCGCCTACGACTGGTTGGGCGTGGTGAGCATCCACAACCCCTACCGCGCCGCCCGCGCCGTGCTCATCGCCCGTGTTGGGGATGCTGAATTTCTCGCCCGGCAACGGGAGTTTGATGCCGCGTTGGCGGCTTGTGATATGCAGGAGGCCGCATAATGTCCCCCCTCGCCCAATTTCGCCGCCTAGCCGCCCGCGCGGAACCGATCGACCACATCCAGGCCGGCGAACTGCTGGCGATCTGCACCTTGCCCGACATCGTGGCGCGGCTGGAAACCATGTCCGACCAGCTCGGCGGCATGCTCGCGGCGGACGCGCTGGACAAGACCGAATTGCGCGGCCTGCAAATGGCGCTGATCGGGTGCGCCGACGACGTGCGGGAAAACCATGCGGACGCGGCGGGAGCGCGGCGGGTTGCCGGGTTGCAGGACCGGGCGCGGCGGTTGTTTGGAGGCGGGTTATGAGCGCCGATTGGAAACTGCAACAGGCGCTCATGGCGCTACGATCCGGCGCGAACGCCATCATGGCCGAAGATGAAGATGCTCATCTGTCGTTCGACGATCTGCCCGACGAACTGGCAGCGGTGGACAAAGCTTTATGCCAGGTCGTGCGGCAGGTGCAGGACGCCGACGATATGGCAACCGCCGCCCGGTATCGCGCCACCGAGGCAACCGAGCGCGCCCGGCGATTTGAAGCGCGCCGCGACCGCTACAAGGGGTTGATCCTGGCCGCGATGGACACGATGGGCTGGCGCAAGCGGGAATACCCCGAGGCCACAATATCGATGCGAGCGCCGCAGCCCGGCGTTCAAATCATCGACGAAACCCAATTACCGGAAGGGTTTATCCGGACCAAAAGAGAACCCGACAAAGCCGCTATCCGCACTGCGCTCAACAACGGCTTGGCCGTTCCCGGCGCTGTCTTATCGAACGGCCTTCCGGCTGTTCAAATCAGGAGCAATTGACATGTCTATGACGATTTCGAACCAAGCAACCGGCCTCATTCCGCAAAACATGGATCAGGCGATGCGCTTGGCCGATTTGATGGCGCGCGGCAAGATGCTGCCGGCCCACCTGCAACAGTCCCCAGGCGACTGCCTGATGGTCGTTGAACAGGCGATGCGCTGGGGGATGTCCCCGTTTGCGGTGGCTCAGAACACTTTCTCGATCAAGGGCAAGCTGCTGTTTGCCGGCACGCTGGTGCATGCGGCGATTGAAACATCAGGCGCGATTGATGGTCTGATCGATTATGAGTTTTTCGGAGAAGGCGCCGGGCGTGGCATTCGCGTTTCTGGCAAACGACGCGGCGAAACGGTGGCGAAAACCGTCGATGTCCTGTTGAAGGATGCTCAGACGGCAAACGACATCTGGAAGAAGCAGCCCGATCAGCAGCTTGTTTATCATGGCGTGCGAGTGTGGGGGCGGCGCTGGACGCCCAGCGTGCTGCTTGGCGTTTATGCGCCGGAAGAAATGGCCGAAGCCGCGCCCTATACAGCCGGCCCGACAATTGAAGCGGTTGCGGAACCCGTCTCTGCCGAGCCGCCGAAGCGCACCGCAAAGCAGTTTCTCGACGGACTGGAACACGATCTTGCAGCCGCTGCCGACGCCGATCAGGTGGACGAAATCACCGCCCGGCCCGACGTGCAAAAGGCCCTGGACGTATTTACCAACGGGCTGCGCGACAGGCTTAATGCGCTGATTTCCCAGGCATTGCGCCGGACTGCGGCAACCCAGGTCGAGGACGAGGACCAGGGCGCGGAGATGATGACGTGACCCCGACCGAAAAACGATATTTGCTGTTTCTGTCCCCCCGCACGCCGCGCCCCAAAAATGCCGACCGGCCTGGTGCCAAGGTGCTCAAGAACATGGAAACGCTGGGTTGGATACAAAAAAGCCGCGCCCGCAAGAATGACCCGCACGACTGCTTCATCACTACTCACGGCGAATGCGCCCTCGATGACGAGGAGGGCAAACGCGAGATCGGCAAATCGACGATTGTTTGGCGTGCCCTCGTCTCAATGCCGGAAGGCTGGTATTGCCTTGTGACTGATGGCGATATGGTCAGCGTCGGGTTGATCGCCGATGGCATTGAAGACGCCATCATGGTGCATGGCAGGGCAACATCCCGCAGCCATTGGTTGATGTGGGCGCCGATGCCGCGCCCCCCGGCCATTCCAACATGACCGCCGCCGCTGGCGACCTCGTAGCCGTGCGGGTGGTGCAAGTGCTGGACGGCAAATACCGCATCCGGTGGCTCGATAAGGCCGGGCCGCAATGGGTTTGGCTGCCGGTTGAGGCGTGCGTTGAGATTGAACAGAAGGAGGGTCGGACGTGATCCACATCGTCGCGCTCTGGTGCGTGCTGCCGATATTGCTCACATCCGCCAGCGTTTTCGTCCTGCTTGCAGGTGATTATGATGTTGACATCGCCTCCCGGTTTCTCAGCGCGCTGATTTTTGTGATGTCGATTTTCGGCATTTACGGCGTTGTGTATGCTCTGGGGTGGGTGTCGTGATTGGCGACTGGACGCCGGAATGCGGCGACAAGTTCATAATTGAGGTTGAAAGGGTTTGCCGGATCGAAGGCCGCGTCTATGTCTATTTGGTGGATGGAGATACCGATGTCCCGTTGGAATGCCTGCGCCGGATTGACATTGAACAAAAGGAGGATCGGACGTGACGGAATTTCTATTGCAGGCGTGGCTGATTATTGAGTTGTTACCTGCGGCCATTTTTATATTTTTTGTCGGTGGCGTTGTGTTGTTGTTTGCGTTGTTTTTTGCGGTGGCTTTGGTGCGAGACGTGCTGAATAAGATAGCGGGGAAGAATTCATGACAAAAGAATGGAAAGCCGGCGACCTGGCGATGGTGGAGATTGAAGGAACGACAACTGGAGATGCTTACGTCTGCCTCAAGGGAGGAGGCGGCGGGTTTGTTTCTCGCGCCGCACTTCTTCCCCTCCCGACCGCGATGACTGCGGCGGAGAAGGCGCTCATCGATGCGTGCATTGAAGAAGGCATTTCGTCAGGCGTGCGACCGTTTATTGAGGCGGTGAAAGCCGAGCGCGCGCCGCCTGATCCGGTGGAGGTGGCCATCGCGGCATTTCTCAATTCTCCTGGGAATACAGTCGAAGGCATTCGCGCCGCCCTCAAAGCCTACGATGCAGCGAAGGCCGAACTTACCGAACTCGAAGCGGAGGAACGGGGATGAACAAATCAGCAGGATCATTTAGCGACAGGCAGCGTATCGCTGTTACAGGCTACAAATCCAATCCTCACCAAGATCAGCGCCGGGTAACGTCCGTGCTGCCGAAGCCAACGCGCCCGGCAATGCACTTGCGCCGCGATGTCCCAAAGGCGCTGAGGGGGGAACGGGAACGTGGTTGAGCCATTCAAAGGAACCCAGGCGCAGTTGGCGGATGAGTTTTTGCGCCGGTCGCAATCATGCCAACAGATATCGACAGACAGCGACCCTGAATATCGGACGGGTTGGGACATTCCTGCGAATGTCTGGAAACTCGCCGCCGCCCGTGTCCGAACCGCTATCATCACGGAGGCGAACCCACTGCATGACGCAGCGCCGGATATGTTGGCGGCGTTGGAGGAGGCTGCGCGATGAGTGATGAACCGGACTGGCTCGCGATGATTTCCGAACCCGGCGATGATCGCGTCACGCGAGAACTCAATAAAGCCGCCGTGCTATTGGCCAGTGCAGCCTACGACATAGGCAAATCCCACGGCCCTGATTGGAGGACGATTGCGGAGGCTCCGAGGGATGGGACGAACATCATCGCAACTGGCCACAACGGCGACAAACCAAAACACGGAAGGTGGATGTTAGTCGCATATTGGTCTGAACAAGACGATTGTTGGGCATCTATCAGCCTTGATGATGACGCCCCGCATGAACTTTATTCGCCCACCCACTACATGCCCCTTCCCCCAGCACCGGAGACAAAGGAATGATCCCTCTATTTATTGGCAAAATCCCCGCCCCGCATTGGTCTGACCTAGTGATGGGCGGCTTGTTTATAGCGGTTGGTCTGGTCATTGTTGCCCTGGGCGTGTCGTTATTCTGGCTGTAT